TGGTTTGTTGATATTGAGTTAGTATAATCATTTACTGGCGTAAATGCATTTGATCCATCTACCCTAACACCAATCTGATTGCCTGTCTTGTTAAAGAAACAAGCAACTACATGATACGTGTTTTGTGTTAAACTTTTTGAATTCCATAGTTGTAAGTTACCAATTGTGTTACTAATTCTATTAGAACTCAACCCATCCATATCTAATTCACCTGGCCAAGTGTTGTTACTGGCACCTGAACTTATAGCATAATCTCTTTTTGGTGATTGGTTTGTTTCATAACTCCACAAACTATCCTGTGTGCTGTCTGTAACTTCAAATCTAAACACTCCAATAGCCCAGTGATTGCCACTTGATACTTGTGCTAGATAATTTGTACTTTGTAGATAGTCACCATTGCCATCAAAGTCAAAAACATTCAAACCGTTTTGTGTACTGCTGTTAGTTATAGGATTACCACCCACTGTCATTGTGTATGTGCCTGCCTTATCGGTGACTGACAGTAATGATGTCCCACTTCTTGTGTAATTAGAACTGTCACTAGCATCTATCCAAGCAACTGCTGTTATGGATGTGCTTGGATCCCAACTGGAATCTGTGGTGCTGATCAATTTAGCACCGCCGCTTACAATTACTCCTTTTGCTGTAAGATTTACCATTAGCTAAATTTTACTCCTCTTACTCTAATACTACCAACTTTTACTTGCGATGAAGTATCATTAATAGTTAAACTAAAACTACGATCTTCGGTGGCAAAATCATTAGTAGCTCTAACTGTAAAATTATATGTTTTCCCACCGTGAGAAGGTGAAGGTGTTCCTGACAGTGTACCGTTGTTGTCAAAAGTAAAATTTGGTGGAATAGATCCACTATGAATTGAATGTGTAACTGTATGTAATGATTCATTGGCCGCATTTGTAAATGCTGACGAAAGATCAAAACTAGCAGTATTGTTTTCATTTACACTACCTATTGATCCTGCGTTTGCTGTCCATGTTTTTGTGTAATCTTGATAAGGTTGATATGCTCTGTGTAAATTTGTTAATCCAGGAGAATTATACCAATCATTTATGTCATCTCGCTTGTTTGCTTGAAGAAAATTTTGTATAGATTGTTGATTTGCTGATGTTGTTACAGCACCAAAATTTGTTGAATTTGTATCTAAGTAACAAGCGGCCAATCCTGCCACCTGAGGTGCCGCCATTGATGTGCCACTTAATTTATTATAATAATAACCAGTTGATCCCAATTGCACTGCTGAGCCTTTGTTGATATATGAACTCATTATGCGATATCCAGGAGCCCAAATTATATTTGGTGTTCCATAATTTGAAAAAGATGCTTTACTTTTAAAAGCAGTACAGGCCTGTACACTAATATCATATCTTGTTGACGTTGCTGAATCTAACCAAGCATTTCCTGGCGATTTACCATTGTTAGTTGCTTGAAAATAAATTGTGTTTCCATAACTTCCATTTGGCGGAGCTCCGGAAATTCCAGATTTGGTGTTAGTAAGACCAAATGATTTCTCAAGGCTACTAATGTCGCGTTGATAAATTTTTTCATTAGTACCGTATCCCATATCATTGCCAGAATCAAAGAAATACCAATAACCGTCATTCCATCCAGATTCGGTTGTAGCATAAATTTGTTCGTTATCATTGCCTGCTGAACACACAACCACTATACCAGCATTAACCATATTTTTAACCAAAGTATCATATGTACTCGATCTTGTCATGTGCCATTCAGCATTATCTGAATCCCAATCACTTGTTGAGAAAAAATAATCTGGATGATTTGGAGGATAATAAGTTGAAACTCCCCAGCTCATATTAACTACAGTTGGTCTGTTGTTAGATTTTGCATTATGCCATGCAGTTATATAACCCATTGAACTTGGACTATATCCATGTGTGTATCCACTAAGGTTAGTTGTAAAAGAATATATCTGTGCATCTCTGGCCCACCCTTGCGTCCTGCCAGCGGCAATGCCGGCGCAGTGGGTTCCGTGACCATCTGGGTCAGTATAAAAACTTGAACCTTGAGAACCTCCCCAGTTGATTTGATTTATTCTTGATGTTGTATTTGAAGATAAATCATTAAACTCAGGATGCCCCACAACAATACCTGTATCCATAATTACTACATCAACATTTGCTCCTGTATGAGTGTAAGTGAATGTTGTTGACAGTGTTGTACTGTCTTGAGTCATTGACGCAAGTCCCCAATTATGATACGATGAATTTACTGTTGTAGTTAAATTTGGATTTATAGTAGCTGAAGCATCAGCTTCGAATCGTATTTTGTTTTCATAATCTTCACTATTTGCACCTGCTACTTTTTCAGAGTTTAACCATTTGTCAAATTGATTTCTATCAATCATTTCAACTCTAATTACGTCTGGGACGGTATCATCAATAATAGTAACACCGTCTGCTATTAATTCAGAAATTAATTGTTCTTTTGTAATAACGCTATTATTTGGTATTAGCAATGCTTTTATTGTCATTATACTATGTCCTTTTGCGTATGATAAAATTCTGTTAGTTCAGGAAAAGTCTTACAAAAGTTTTTTCCTCGTCTACGATCATACTCGTCAACAAACGTAATAAAATCTTTTCTTACTTGTTGTATATTTAACCTTTCTCCTGGGTTAGGTCCTGCGGCCACAAATTCTTGAAATCTTTTGAGTTTTGCTATTTCAAAGTCAAAAAATCCTTTGTATGCATTGTCGTGTGTTTCAGCATTAGCATTCATAACATCTAGTGCTTTATCAAGCATGTTAGCATAGTTTGTAGGGCCTACAACGCCACTCAAATAACTTGGATGTCTTAATATAGCAGTATCAATTGTAATAGGCACACGTCTGTGTTCACTGTAAAATTGTGTTTTTAATGGTGCTATTAACTCTAATAATCGATGCAAATTTGGTAAACTTAATAACCCGGTTGTACACATAATTGTGACTTTAGTTAAAGGTAATTCTTCAAGCACTCTACAAATATTATCATACCATTGATTAAAATTTAATCCGTCTCTGATATATTCTGCTTGAGAACCATATGTGTCGACACTGGTATATAATCTAGTCAATCCAATTTTTTCATCAAGCGTAATTCTTTTCATTTTATCAATATATTGATCAAATAATTTATTTGGTACACAGCCATTTGAATTTATTGCAAGTTCAAGTTCTGGATTAGGATTATCATTTATATAATCTAAGACACGAAATGTATCTTTGCTCATTAATGGTTCGCCTCCGGTTATTCTAAATACTTTTAAAGTTTTATATAACTCTGGCCACCATTTCCAAAATGCTTCTACGTAAGGATTATGTTCTCTGTTTGGTATTGGCATTTTGTTTTGTTGTTTAAGCCAATCTAAATTATTAAATTGATCACTGGTTGGATAAGCACCTTTTGATTCTATTTCTTCCATCCAGGCACTGCTGTACGCAGGACTACAATAACTGCATTTAAAATTACAAACATGAGAAAAACTGACTTCTAAATATGTTGGATTAACATTTTCATCTCCAGACATATTTGCTGTAGATTGTAAATGAGGAATGGCCCATGGCTCATGTGATTTACTGCTACGATCACTATAATGTTGATCACCTAAATCTTCTACGTTCCAACAGTATTGACATTCTTTTGGTCTTTCACCATTCAACATTAATTTACGTTGAGATTTTTTATATTCTGTGTTGTGTAATGCAGATGGATTTGATTTTAGTTCTTGTAAAGGAACTTGGTGTGTTCTTGGGTGATGGCAACTATGAGTATGTCCATACTGAAGGTGTAAAGTACTTTGATACCATTTTGCTAAACAAAAACTAGGAGATATTTTATTGAGTTTATCTCTGGTTTGTTTGATTTTAATAACTTCATCGGTCATATTTTTTTAAGTCGAGTTAAGTGTCTACCACCCTCAAACTGTGTATTAAAAAATGTTTGTACCATTTTCCATACATCTTTTTGTTTTACATAATCAGCACCTAAACATAAACAATTAATATTGTTGTGTTTACGAGCCATTTCTACATCTTTTACAGTTCTACAGTTTGCGGCTCTAACATGTTTATGCCTGTTTGCCGCCATTGTTACTCCATGTCCACTACCACAAATTAAAATACCATGTGATTGAAATTCTAAGTAATTGGCTACTTCATGCACAATGTCTGGATAATCCACAGACTTTTCGTTATAAGCACCCACATCTTCTATTACACTGATATTAAATTTAGTAGGCTCTTCGTCTGTGTTTGGGACCAAATAATCATATATATAATTTTTTAATTTGACTCCTCTGTGATCACTGCCTAATGCTACTGAGTTAGTTTCAATGGTCATATTGTTTTATACATTATCCTTCCTTCAGAATCTTTTTCAGTAACTAGATTGCCCATTCTAGGAGGGTTCCAATAAACCTTTTTAAAGAAACGAGAAGCTGTTGCATCCATTTCTGCTACATCAATATTAAGTTTTTTCTTGAGTGATTGACCTAAATCCATTGATGCTGTTTTAAGTTTATCCCAATCCCAGTTGTATTTCATTTTAGGGCAAAAATCTGTATTACCAACAAACTTTGGCATTACTTCGTTTTCAAAATATTCTGTATGCCATTTAAAATCTCTAACATTTACAAAATCAAAATTTGGATCTAAGTTAGTTAAGTAACAACCTAGTCTTGCTCCATATATTGCCCAAAGGCCATTTTTAACATCTTCGCCAATATTCATCCATGTTAATAATCGATGAAAATTTTTATTGTGTAAACTTTTTTCAAAATTATCTGGATCAACCTTGAATCCTCTGTCTAATGACATCTTAACACCTTCTCTAAATCCCGCCCTATAGGCCTGATAAGGTGTATCGTTGTTAACAACTAAACTGTAAGCATCATTCATTTGTATATAATTTAAGTCCCAACAAAAGTCAACTTGAGAGCCTTCCTCTTCTGCAATCTCGTGGGTTTTCATATCTAACACATACTGTGATGGCCAACATTTGATACCACCGTTGCCATACACTAATCCATTGATTGAATTTTTACCACACCAACTAATTACTGAATTATCTAAGTTAACATCAGCTTCGTCAAAATTAATAACTTGATCAAAGAATGCTGGATCAACAATATTATCACCATCGACACTAATAAATCTATCTGTGTCTGATGCTTTAGCACATGCCTTGTGTGCGGCGTCTGAACCATATACACCGTGTGTCCTTTTTGCCCATGGACATTTTGATTTTAAATCAGCCCAGTTTTCTTCCATGTTTGGTTCATCAAAACTAATATAAAAGATATCAATATCTGTTACGTCAACTATATTACTCATATTATTCATTTACCTCAACATATTTGTAATCATTATACACTCTTCTAGTAAAAATGCAATGATTGTCATATTTTTCTGTTTCATATTTTACAGTTAATTTTTCATTTTTTAGTAACTGTACTAGTGGAATCATAGTGTAAGTTATTCTATTATGTGGATCATCATTGTAACACAACAAGAATTCTAACACTGCTGTTCCTTGTATATTTAAGTTCTCTAAATGAGCATCTGAATTAATTCCGTGTTTTTCTAAAAGATATTCTCGAAATTTTTGATTTAGATATATAACAAGGTTTTGTGTTTTTTTATGATTCTCAACAATTAACTCAGGACTATTAGATGATGATTGTATTTTAAACAGTCTTTCATCAATTGAATTTACTAACATATTAATAGTTTTTTTAGCCAGATAAAATTTACCATCAGCTGTTCTATCAATAAAAAAATTCACAGAATTTAACTTACCATTAATAAAATCTTCAACTTCACTGTAAGGTACATCAATAAAATTTTCTGAAATTGAAGGTCTGTTTCTCATGATACCTTTAATTTCTCTAGTTTCTAAATCAAATACAATATATCTAGATTCCAAGTTTTTTCTCCAATTTTACAATCATATTATCAGTTAAAAAGTCTTTGGTGTGATAATGAAATGGTAGTGTTTGTTTAAAATTACCTACAGTTAATTCGCAGTTATCATTGAAGTAAACACCAATATGTTTGTTCCAGTTTTCAGAATAACTTGCAGTCCAGTTTTGAACATTTGTTTTCATGTGTACAAATGTTGGATGGTTTAAGTTTTTCATAATCACTTCATTTTCAATTCCTAAAATTTTAATAGCCATTGCATAGATAACATCAGCACTGATCCAATTCTGTCTAGGCGGATTTAAAAAGTCTTCTTTGAAAATATTATAATTTCTAAATATATATTCAACTAGTTTAAAAAATTCTTGGGTTACTTTGTTATTCTTGTTAAAATGAAAAAATGCTGTATATACATTTGGTAAATTGTTTGTTAAAAAAGTTTTACGATAGTGTGTGTCATTTATTTTGTCGCCACGATATGTAAAAACTTCTGAAGTTGTTGTCATAGCTCTGTCAGAAAAACTGTTCCACCAATGGCCAACATCACTAGTAAACAACATATCTGCATCAAGTATAACAGTATCATCATATGGAGTCATGTGATAATATTTCCATTTATTGTGTACTTTCCAAGTTTCAAGTTCTGCATCATCATTGAATGGAATTTCAATAATGTTATCAAACATTAATTTATATTTGTCTGAAATAACTGTATTCTTATCTACAGCAATTGATAGTTTTCTAACACCTTTTTGTGTAGAAGCAATACTCATTGCAAGAGCATAAGCCATTCTAACATAATCATGCTGACCGTTTTGTACAATAGCAAAATAACCTTTAGACATTGTGTACCTCAATAATTTTATCTGCTAGCCTGTTTAATGCAAACTTATTCATAACATGTACATTTGTATTCTTAGTTTTACATGCTAGATACTTACCAGGTTGATTTTGTTTATCTAATAAAAATAAAAAACTATTTTTATCAGGCACATCAACAAAGTCATCAATACCGTGTATATGTTGTAAAAAAGGTAACGGAAGACTTGGTATAAAGTTAGTACTAGTCATACCATTGAACATGTGTACTGCAATACTAAATGCAAAATCATTTCTATATGTTTGCGAGTTAATATTGTACAGTAATTTATAATAGTTCCAGTTTAATTTGATATCTTTAACTATATTAAAAAACAATTCAGTCTCTTTGTTTTTTCTAAAAAAGAAAGCAGTAGCCCAATAAAACTTAGGACCTTGATCGGAAATATATTCAAATTCATTAAAATCTCTTTCTGAATATAAATCTTTTGATTGTGAATTTATTTGCAAGTTATAATTTAAATCCCAACATTGATCTAATAAATTATTACAAATAAGATAATCAACATCTATAACTAATGTTTCATCATAAGGTGATAATTGATAACATTCATCTCTGTTGATATTATAAAATGTTTCGTTAACTTTAGTATAACGAGTATCATAAAATCTTTTTGGATTGTTTAGTTGTCGTCTTTTTGTAACTACAATATTATCAATATACTTAGATACTGTTTCATCATTGTATGATTTTTGTAGCCATTCTTTTGTACCAATGTCTGTGATTAAAGTAATATGATTATTTTTCATATTATTTTTTATTAGACATGCGTTTGCAAGTGCAATTTTGCCATAATCTATTTGTCTATTGTTGTGTGCAAATAACAATATACCACGCGACATTTTATTCCACCAGTGCTTTAACTTTTCTTTTTGTTGACAGTTCTTGATAACTTCTAAAATATTCATTCACTGATTCAAAATACCTTGATTGAATTTTTGTTTGAAAATCTTTCAAATCTGTAATTTCAATTGGTGTTTTATTTGAATCTAATATACACATAGAATCTTTACTGTCTGAAACATATGAATTAACAAAACCAATTAATGATTCTGTAATATAAAACATACCTCCGTTGTAAGCAAAGTTTAGTTGTGCTTCACACTGATCTTGTAGTTTTGCTTTTTGGTTTGCCAGTGTTTGCCTATAGTTGGCAAATTCTAATGCGTTTTCTAGTCTTTCGTTGCTCATAAAAAAGCCCTCCAATTATATTAAATTATAACTGAAGGGCTTTAAAATGTCAACAACTAATATTATAATGTTGTAGTATTTGCAAAAGTTGGACTTGCAACTTGTACGTATGAAGCATTGTCCGCCTTTGTAAATGTAATAGTTGAACTTACAGTTCCATCTACAGAGTCAGTGCCTGTCCAGCCTGTACCTTCATTTGGTGCAGTACCTAGACCGCCACCTGTGTATGTACCAGTTTCTGCCGCGTGGTCGTCGTTAAATTGAATTGTAACTGTTACCACACCTGAACCATTTGATTTAGCCAAGATAAGTAGATCATTTAACGCATAATCGCCTGATCCAACATCGCTTGAACAAATAGTTTGATCTGTTGATGTTAAATCATGGAATCCAACACTAGTACCACCTACTGTGGCAGTTGTATCAGTAGCACCCAATGACACAGTACCTACTCCTGAAAGTAAGTTAGTCCATGAAGTGTTTTGATCTGTTGATGATCCGCCTGATCTTGAAAATGCCATAGTAATTGCTCCACCTGAGTTGAAGAAATGTCTAGCCGCATTCTCTGATGCAAACGTTACAGTGAAAGCGTGAATTATTTGACCAGTCCATGCAGTTGTTCTTGTTGAAGAAGTTCCTGTAATGCCTGTTGATAAGTTTCCGCCTGCCGCTGTTAATCTGTTAGTTGAAATTGTTGTAATATCAGTAGCCAGGTTTGAAAGTGGTAATATATTACCGCCTGTGCTTACTGTGTTTGATGCATTGGTAATAGTTGATCCTTGGTGATTAGCCGCTTTCTGTAAACCAGAAAGTAATGAATTCCATTGTGCCGCAGATATTGTTGCTCCTTGCGCCACAGTTGAAATTTCAGTTAAGCCATAACCAGAGTCTCCGCTACCAGTACCGATGACCGTATTAATATCGCCAATGAATGTATTATAATCATTAGCAGTAATTGTATCACCTTGTTGATAAGCCATTTTATTTTACTCCTATTGCAATAGTTATTTTTTCGACCTCGTCTGAAGTTTTGTCAGTTAGTGATCTACCAATGATAGATTTCCAACTGTCTGTGTGGCTGGCCGCAACAGCAACTCCTGGAATGTCACTGCTTACCAACCTCTCACCTTTTGCTACCGGTCCTTTGACTAAACAAGGAACCCTCCCGGAAAATGCAACAAAAGGATATTCTGCATCATCTTGTTCAACATCATTCATTCTAAATGCTGGTGAAGTTGAGATGACTCCGAATACGTTTTCATCAGCTCTTTCGGCTGTGCGAGTAATTTCCTCAGCACCTCCTAGAGCAACAACCATACCTGGTTCCATTGGTACATCAGCATGATATCTTTCCGCAATATCACCATATTGTGCTGATGTAGATACACCGTATATAGTTGCGTATCTATTTGTTGTTGAACCTAAGTTTACAGTGTTGTTAGCTGATGGTCTAATATCGCCAACATGCTCTTGAGCTGTAGATTTTGTTAAAATTAAAATTGAATCACTGTCATATGCTACTGATGAATTTGATGCATCTTGAACACTTAATGCTTCATCGGCCAACGGCGCTGTTGCCGCCGGATCTAAAAACCCGTCTCTGATGTTCAAACCAGCTTGTAAAGAATTTGATCCTGCACCTGCTGTTGTTACAGAGAAGTTGTTATAGATATCATATGCTAGTGTTGATGAGTTAGCAATGCCATCTGTTTGATTACTAATATCAAACGATGCTGGAGAAAATAGTGCTACTACTTCTTCATTACCTGAACCGTCTGTTGCTACGATAGCCGTTAAATCAACTTCAGCATTTGAATTTGATGTAAAGCCATTTTGTCTAGCTGTTGTGGCCCATGTGTTATTGCCAACTTTTACTGTTACTGCGGTACTTCTTGTTTTTGACGACGCCATTGCTGTCGCTACAAAAGAACTACCATCATAAACTTTGAATACACCATCGCCGGATGTGTCTAACCACATTGTACCTGCTGTTGGTGATGATGGTGCAGATGTACCTACTGTTACTTGTAGTCTCTGCCAATTTGTATCGTATACTTTTAGAATATTTTCTGTAGTGTCATACCATAACTGGCCTTCCAAGGGTGAGCTTGGATTGGTAGTGTTGGCTTGATTTTCCAACATTTTGACCAAGTCTTCAGCAATTAATTCACCGTATCCTGTGTAGTTTTTACCAATTAGGGTAATGCCACCAACAACCTGGGTTGTACCAGGGGTAACTGTTGTTACTACAGAACCTCTACTGTTATTAATTGTGTATGACATTATATATTGCTCCTAACGTATTTATTTTCATTACTGCATTTGCACTCTAACTGTGTAAATAATCTCAATTTGTCTATTTGTACTCTTTTGTACTGGGTGGAAAATAACATGTGACAGCATTAAACTCTGATCAATGTCAATTGTACCACTAGCAGTATTTTGATAGTACGCAAACAAACCAAGCTCATCAAACACATAACTGGTATCAGTTATTGCATTATCAGTTGCATCTTGACCTGTGGGTTCTCCAAAGTCAAGTAAACATTTTACTTTTAAATCAGTATAAGCACCAGTTGATGCTATTACTTCAATATTGTTGCTTGGGTCACCGCTCTGTACTGACGTTGTAGCTGATGGTTTTGCTACAACCTTTTGATATGTTCGGTTGTATAAATCAGCAGAATTGTCTTTTGTAGAGCCAGTGTTGGTGCTTTTATACTTAATAGCACCAGTAGATAGCACATCAGAACCACCATTACCAAATCCCATATGATATATACCTGAGTCATTTAGTGTATGATGTGACAAGGCCGCCGCAATAACAAATGCCATGTTTCCATGGTGAATTGCGTTTTTCTTGTCCACAAGCACTTCTCCAGTTTGTTTGTCTGTGATTAACACATGACCTTGAACTTTTACTGTGCCTGTTTCATTTGGTTTTTCTGTGTTTTGCATATCTTTATTATACCCTATAATTCTATTTATTGTCAAGATTAAAACTATATTTAACCTTAATTAATTTACTTTTACTAGTTTTCATTGATTTAATAGAAATCATTCCATGTAGTACCATTATATCCTTGGTGTTTATTAACTGTGGTGTTGTAAATCATCATTCCAGCAGTAGGTGAACTAATTGCATCACGCTGTGTTGTTGTCATACTTGCTAGTTGTACTGCACCAGTAAATGCTGTTAAACCGTCTGATTTTACTGTTAATACTTCGGTATATGTACCGGTATCAACCAAAGTTAAAATAAACTTACCAGTGTTGTCAGCACCATCTCTGGCAATACTGATTGAACCAATGTCTTCTTCTGCTGTGTCGTCTTTGATTTTGAATCCCAGTGAACCACCATAACCGTCTGTCATGTCTATACTTGACTGTGCTCTGATGTTCAATGTTCTTACTGTAGTTCCAGTTGATTCTTGATCTCTTGTGAATGTGGAAACTTGACTAGTTGAATCTGCATTGGCATTGAAAGCCACAGCTTCTACGTTGCCTGCGTTTAGTATACTATATGCGTTTGCATCTAAGTTTGCAGTCATTGTTGTTGTGACATAATCACCAATGTCAGCAAAACTAGTTACAGATATATTTGCAAAGTCAAGATGTGTATTGCCAACTGCATCTATGGCAATATTTGATACTTCTATGTTTGCAACTCTGGCATCTACTCTGGCATCTGTGTAGTATAAGTTTGTACCTTCTGTCAAATCAGTTGTTGTGTTTGCAGATAAATCTGTGGTATCTATGTCAGTTGATACTACCCAATTTGCACCATTGTATTTTAAAATTGAATTTGTTGTTACGCCGGTTGTGTCTACATCTGAAAGTTGATTTATTGTGTTTGCACTGATATCTGTAGTGTTTGTATCAGCTGACAATTCAAATCTTAAATTTGCTGTTACATATTTTAAAATATCTCCATTGGATGGAGAAGTTGCAACCACATCTGATAAATCATTTATTGATGCTTGACTAATTCTGTTGTCAACTCTTGTATCTGTGTAGTATAAATTAGTTTCTTCTGGTATGTCTGCTGTTGACACTTGATTGGCACCTGTACCAAAATCAATATGTGTATCATTGACAGCATTAGCACCAATATTTGAAACTGCAATATTGGCTACTCTTGAATCTACTCTGGCATCTGTGTAGTATAAGTTTGTGCCTTCTGTTAAATCAGTTGTTGTTTGATTTGCAAGAGTTATACCTTCAGCAGATGACAAATTCACTATAGAATTTGCTAATTCTAAAAAGTTTAAGTCTAATTGTTCGTGAGTCAACGGAGCATTTGTTACTTGACTAGAAGATATAGCAGTTATGCCATTAATCTGAGTGGTAACATTTGCCGATGTTGCTCTTAATTTAATATTTCCTAGCGCCATAACAATATTTATTCCTATTCTTCACTAAAGTATCCTGTTAAACCAGATTGTGGTGTTGCATAGCCTGGTTTAACGTATGTTGTATTATATAAGTTAAAGTTACTGATACTACCTGCTCTGATAAACACTGCTTGTTCTGATGGATCAAGTGTTGCTACATCCCATGGAGCGTCGTCATTATCCCAAGCAGTTGCGTCCCATGTTGCTTGTACTGTTTTATCAATTAATTTGGTCCCAACTGGATCAAATGCACTCCATCTTGCTGATGCTGATGCATTTGGTATATTATGTTGTACACTAGCAGAACGTACAACATCAGTTGTTGTATGATTATATATTGGAGTACCAAGTACACCCCTTCTAATTCCTGTTAATGTATTTCCACTAATTCCTGTAAATTCGATCAGCTCTGCACCAATCCATATTCTGCTTGGATTGTTTTTATTAACTGCACCTGCTGGAACAACATCAATTGTGCCAATAGTTGTACTTGAATCATCTGGATCCGGAACAGACAATGTGTCCCAAAGCACAGAAGCATCTGCAACAGTTATCTCAGAAACGTTTGTATCAATATTTGCTGTCAATGTGGTTTCTGCAATTTTTGGTAATCTTTGATAGCTTGTTCTACCATCATGACCATAAAAAATTCTAAATGCATATTGATCACCATAACCGTGACTTTCGGTAACGTTGCCATCGTTATCAATGTCATCAATATCTGTGGCCATCTGTTCGTAAGTTATAGCAGTGATACTTAATGTTTCTTTTACTTTTGTTGGTATCATTTCTTGTGGATGATCTTCATGCTGTGGTCTAATAAAACCAGCACCATCAAAACTAATTGTAATCAAACTCCAATTACCATTATTATAATCTGTAGCAAAACTACTTGATGATGTATGATCTTTTGCTGTAAAGTAAACGTAATCTTCAATTAAATCCCATCTACTGTTTTGGAAAGTAGTTTCACTTGCAAGATTTTTGTGTGCAACATTACACTTATAAAGTCTATCATCATACACAACCAAATCGTCAACAGCATAAGTGTTTGACACACTCCAGTTTGCAAAATGTGATATGTCATTGTATTGTACATAACTATTTGATGTAATAACACCTGAACTATTTGTATTAATTGTGGTTGTGTATGCTATACCAGATTGCCATAAATTTTTTCTTTGGAATAATGATCTGTATATTGTTTGTTGTACATCTGAATCCCAACCAATGTCGTTGTCAAATCTGTGTTTGTCAATACCAACAGTATTTCCTTCTTCATTAATTGTAAAAGGTGTACTGTCAAGGTCTAAGTCGTTAAATGGAGAAACAATATTATGTAATTGTTTCATAAATGCATCAACAGAATCAGGATTTGATGTAATTAACGAAGCCAACTGTTCTCCAAAATAATATTTTGCTATTCTGTCAATTGCTGATGCATCAGGTACAGTTGTTAAAGATGTTCTGGCTTTTAATGCTTCAAGTTGTTCAGCTGGTGTACCGGAACTTAATACTTCAATGTTTTTAGAAACTCTATCAAATACCAAATCGGTTTTCATATTAATTGAATATTCATCCATGTCAACATTAGCTTCTTCAATTGCTGTTGTTTTCTTAGATAAGAAGTTTAGCAGTTTACCATGATATGGTTTAACTTCATTGATATAACTTTCTACAAAATCAAAAGTATCTGGTTTATACGAAACTTTTTGTTGTAAACTGTTGTCATTTTGTAGAACATCAAAATAACTGGTTTTGATAATCCAATCAATGTTTGTTTGTTCAGTGAACACATAGTTAATACATTCAAACATTAATTCACTTAGTGATTGTTTATATGATCCAGGTAATATTGTATTATACAATGTGCTCATAATTTCTCTAATTTCTATTGCACTTGCTGTACTTGAATAGAAGTTTTGTTTTAATTCCATTGTGCTAGTTTGTGTAGCAACTCTTACAAGTTCATATGTAGCTGGATCTATACCTTCATCATCTAAGTGGGTTGACTGTGAAGATGCAGAATAAATGTTACCGGTTGATGCACCTGTTGTGGCTGTTGATGCTTGTTCTGTTGTATCTGTTGCCACATCAATATTACCTGATAAAATACTTTCTCTGTTGCCGTAAATGTAAATGGCCCATTTAGAATTGTTATCAATGTTTACTTTAATAACTTCATTTTTTGATAAAACCGATTTGTCAATTTCAGATGCTGTGTCGACAATTCTATCGATAATTAAAGAACTGTTATAACCATCTAAATAAAAGTCAACTTTTTCATACAGTGTATTAGTATTGATATTACTATCCCAATTTGGATATTCAAGATCAAGATTAATTTTTGATAAAATGTTATTAGCTTTGTATCTAAATATTCTTCTTGCTTCTTGAACATTTTTAAACCAACTTTGTCTTGGTCGAACCGTGTTACCATACTTCATATTTTCATGTAATGTAGTATCAGGAACAGCAAGACCGGATGCATCTTGGCCTGATAATGAATCTGTGAATTTATTCCATACACTAGTAGGAACTAAAGCATTAGGATCGTTTTCTTTTATCAATAACCATTGTTTGTGTACTGGCACATCAAGATCTTTGATTTTATAATTAACTCTTAAAACACTATTTTCGGTTGAAATAAACCTTGCAATGTTTGAAACTAATATGCTTGATGTTGATACTGGTGCGTACCAACTTAATCCTTGAGAAGTAGGATTTTTTAGTAATCTTTGTACTGACAATGCTGAAATATTTCGTTGATGGTTCGCAGGAATTTCAGTTCTGGCTTTAACCCAGAAGTAATAAGTTGTATGCTCAATGCCTTGCTTGTCAGTTTCAGTTTCAACAACATAATCAGTTGTACTTTGAACTGTTCCGTCTAAACTCCAACTGCTTGGTGCTTTTGTACTGCTTACCCACTCATACACATCGATAGTTGATTCTGGAAATAACGAACCCCAGTGTCTTAGTCTATATTGTTGATCAAAGTTTTCATATTCAATGTATCTTACTGTTGATAAATCCCACCATAATTGTCCTACTTGATTTTCTCCCCATACATCTAAATCATTTGCTGTTTTAATAGAGTTGTTTGCTGTATTACTAAACACCGCAGGATTTGTTTTTCTTATATAAGATAATTCTCTCATTGCAACACCTGGGTAGATATTTTTAATTGGATCAAACACTTCTAAATCAACTTCGTTGTCACCTTCATAGTTGTTATAAATTCTCGATCTGTTTAACAGTGCTGAATTTACTTGAGTGTGTTGCATTCTTTTTGTAGTATTAAACAGTGTTTGGTTTGGTGTTGTTGCTGTATAGTCAACATCAGAATTAATAATCCAATAATTGCTACCAATTGTAATACTTGAGTCTACGTTGCTGTTACTTGCTAAAATGTCGTATGCTGTTTTTACAGAAGCATCTGTGGTCATAGTCATTGTATACCATTTGTTGTTGCCGCCATTGTCTAAGAAAATTTTGTCTCCATCAATAAACGTTACATCAGAACAAACATTTGATACAAAATCATTTACAGTTGCAGATAAACTAGAACCAACATTGCTTTGATCAACTCCGTTGTTTCTTGATGCAAGTCTTACATCTTTCCATTTATATAAAGCATGTGTACCACCTGATAAATCATTTGCTGTTATAGTAGTAGCACTTCCATCAAGTTCTGAAATATTGTATAATGCTTTTTTGTAATTAACTGTAACTGTAGCATTACCTGTTGTTGCATTTGTGGCACTAAAGCTCAATCTTAATGCTGTGTTTGATCTATCAGTTATATTACTATTAAAAGAAGTTACTGTAGCATTTGCAGATAAACTTTGTGTTGAAATTAGTAAAGAAGTATTTGCAGTTGATCCTAAATTAATTGTAGGACCTGTGCCGTCAAATGCTTCATTAATTGTAACAACAACATTTGATACTGTATCACATTTTAATAAACTGTCAGCAAAATCAACGTTTGCATTTAATACTGTATCTTTGATTGCGATTTCAACATCTGCTTTTTCAGGAAATTGTAATCTATATCCAGAACCGCCGTCAGTTATATATGCTTTATCAATTACACCGGAAGTCTGTTCAAGTATACCTTGTGCTGGTGTTGTACCTGAAACATGAATACTTGGACTTTGATATCCTGTGCCGCCATTGTTAATTTCTAAATCAAGTAATGCACCAAATGTTGAGTCGCCATAAGATGCCAAGCTTCTTGCTGTGATTGTGTTTGTTCCTGTTGATACTGCGCCAGATGTACCGCCTGTAAACACATCAGTTGCAACTGGTGTTGCAGTATGTCCGTTAATATGTAAAATTGTAGTTGTTCCGTCTGTGTACACATTTATAATAGTTGCAGAAACTCCACTAACACTACCTGTGATTGTTTCTCCTTTTGTAAACGGTGTGGCTGAGCTAGATAAAGTTGTGTTAATTTGATACGTAGGATTATTACCTTTAAATCTAATAACAGCACCTACTCCGGCAGAATCAACACCGGCTGTTTTAATTGATATATCACCAGGTTCGCCAAAGAAGTTTGCGCCACCTGATACAACGGCAATGTTTGTTATACCACCCGACATATCAATTGCAGTAACATTACCTGTTGCAGATGATCCACCCGATCCAGAAACTTCAACGCTGTCTCCAACTGAATATCCTGAGCCTGCTGTAGTTACTATCATTTCAAGTACTTGATCTGCAACATTGCCGGCAACAACATCTGCACCCGAACCACCAACATTTGCAAATTCAAATGTTTTTGACACAGATTGATCTTGTAAATTTAGTGTCAGTGTTTTATCACCGTATGTATCAGCTGTGATACTCTGATCGGCTATATTTGATTTTTCTAAAATTAAATTTGTTGAATCACCGTGTATTGTTAATAATTTTGTTGGTTCTGATAATGTAACAGTAAACGGTTCTGTTGAAGTTACTGATTCAATGGCCTGTGAGACTTCTGTGAATCTATAAACATTCCACTCTGTTGAATTATCTTTTGCTACCCATACTAAATGTCCTTCGTTTATACTTCCTGATGAATGATTATTTTTATAATAACTGTCTAAGTCTGTTTTTGTAAACACTCTTGCATTAACATCTTTATAATGTACATACCCAGCAGTTGGCATTTCAAATGACTCTGGTCTTGTTGCAAAAAGTTCTTCAGAGTTTTTATTGCCATTTGGTTTTTTAACCCATCTTGTATTATCATCAACATCTATTGTAATAATGTTATCGGTCTTTATATCGGTTGTAACTACATCATCTTTTTTAGGTAAGAATTGGATTATTTGCGGATTGGTTTTAATTTCTTCATCGCTGAGTTTTACTTCAATTGATTGATTAATATCGTTACCACCAAAGTCTGAAAGTTTAATAGCATAATATTCATAGATATTAATATCTTGATTGTCTAGAACTGTGTTGCTTCTTAACAATCTATCAATTGCATTTTTACTACCTTTTTGTTTAACAAACCCTTGATAAAATCTAACTTGATTTTCATCAATGATTTCTAAGTTATCTAAGTGATCTCTAGACTGATAGCCAATTGTGTGTAACCCAGCTTTATTAAGTTCATCATTGTTTGTAGTTGAATCAACATCAAGATATGTTTGAATATCTTTTGCTGATGTGTCAAAGTTACTGACAATACCGCTTGTAGTAATTAAATGACCGTTTGCTTCTAACTTACCAAGCCAGCCTGTTGATCTTAAAACTGTTTGTTTTAATCTTGGTTGTCTAATTGCAAGTACCGGTTCGTAAATTACATCTCCAAATGATGTAGTATTGTCAAAAACAGTAACATGTTCAATTTCTCTAGTAAACAAATTAACAAAGTAAATTGGATCATTGTTGTCTTCTGTAATAGTTACTTTTCTACCATCTCTAATCACTGTTGTAGTTGCGGCATCAATTGGCATACCCGATCTATTAAGAATAGCATAGCTATTACCGATAATATCTTCAACATTAGCAACAATACCTTTTTTAGGTTCAAAAGAAACTTCAGATGCAAGAGGTGATAATGTTAGTACTGAGCCATCTGCCCATTCACCTAGACTCCAAAATAAAAATTCTTTTGCAGAGTATAGCCAGTCATATGTTTCTCTAATTCTGTTATTTTGTACATCAAATATCCAACCTTGATTTTCTAAGTATCTTCCCCAGTTAATCATAAAATCAAATACTTCTTGTTCTGATGTAAACTCAGTTCCGTATTCAACTATTTTAATTGAATCGTTAACAACGTTTCTATAATATGTAACTTTTTTTCCACCCTCTGTTGGCGCTTCTGCAACAGATTGATAATTGCTTGGTGTAAATTTATCACCGGTTGTATGATCTTTAACTGCTTTATAAATTTGTCCTTCGTACTTGATATAATCTCCAGATGTTAAACTATTACCTGGTGTATATGCTGGAACATTAATTGGCTTTGCTCCAACTACAACTGGTGCTTTTAACCCATTTATATCACTTTCTGTTACATTAAAGTAGTTTGCACCTGCATCGTATCCATGCACTTTATAACCGTTGCTTGTTTTTTCAATGATAACACCAGAATATGCAGTTTTACCAACAGCTTCGCTAGTGTGTACAAATGTTGTCACGTTGTTATCTGGTAAGAAAATACTTGAAGTTGACGATGTTGGTGAATATGATTCTGCTTGTACTCTGTATGAATCAAAATCTATATAAGATGCTTGTTTAATACCCAACTGTGGATTTACATTTCTAATAATACCACCATATAAATTTAAAACATTTTTAGTCTGTGATATTAATCTTTCAGAAACATATTGATTGTATCCGTAACCAACTACTACTTTGCTATCTGTAGATATTTCTCTATGAACATATACATTGTTGTTTAACCTTTTATTTGTTAATTTTGAAAATTTTTGTTTTTTGTTTATGTTAGCAAAATCGACATTTAGTGTGTCAAACATTGTTTCACAAAATTCAGCTGGTTTGCTTACAAGCATCACATTCATCATAGCAAACGCATAAGAACTGTCAATAACAAAAGCCAATTCAGCTGGTGATAGATCTCCTAGCTTCCAGTCTTTTTTAGCTTCTGTTGAAACAGGATTAACCGAAATCAATCCAATATCCTTTGGACTTCTTAATTGTCCTTGCAAATCAACAGGAACATAATTAGTAAACCCATCGTGTCTATAAACATTAGATTTATCAGCATACTCATTTTTTAAATTATTTCTTCGACTACCAAGTTTGATAATACCTTGTTCAATATCATTAATTAAACTATTTCTTTTATCAACATCAGTCCATGAATATGTGTCATCCCACCAGTTTGGTTTAATGCTAAATCCTAACATTTCCCATGGGTGTGAATGTGGTCTGTGCGTACCGTAAAACTTTTTAAATATACCTCTCCAATGTCCCGGAGTAGGATCGTTTGAAATATTTTTTACAGAAGAATAATTCCATGTTTTCCAATCAGTTGAATCATACGTTTTGTTTAATCTCATTTCTACTTCATTTTTTACACCCCAATCATATGCATGTGATCGAATTGCTTGAACAAATTCTTCGTAATTGTAATCTTTTTTATTAAAATAATTTCCAAAGACATGATCGTAAGATAATAAAGGAACATAATCTGGATCAATAAATTTAACTTCAATGTCGTTATAAATTCTTTTTTCTAACTCTAATAGTGCTGTATCTTTAAAGTTGTTGTATTTTAAAGTCAACGAACCATCATGTCCTTGAATAAATGTTTGCGATCCTGCAGAATATGATGTATCAGATATTTCTTGTGGAATAAACACTTGACTTATTCCTAATTTTGATGGTGTTGCTGGAATCCACGCAGGTTGTTTTACATCAAAATAATCAACTTGAATTTTATCTCCTATAACAGGTTTATCAGCACCAATAAACACAATTTTTGTACCGGCGGAATTGTCTATAACATAATCAACGTTCATTAATTGAATTACATTATTCTTGTAAACATATAAAGATTTAATGTCTTTATCAGTTACTGGATTATAACTAACATCTAACTCTAATCCAGGTGCACCTACAAGATTTAAAATTTCTTGATAGTTCTGCGTTACAGTTGATGTATCATTGTTCCATGTTTTATTTGTAGAATCAATAGTAATTGTGGTACGTTTTCCTGTTTCGCCATATGACAGCATTAAACTATATGACCAATTGTTGATTAGTTTTTTATTGGTATTCATTTTCTTTAGTGTGGCATCAACAAGCTGTTTACCGGACCATGTTCCAGTGTCGTTTTCTCTATCAACTGCTTCTAGTGTCTGAAGAAATTTATTTTTGAATCTTACATATTCGCTTTGTGCATATCTAACAGACTTGACAATATTTCTGTCATCACTGTTAACATGGGTCATAAATTTTAGTAACGGTGCATTGTGTTGTAAAATTTCAGTAGATAAATTTAAATCTTTTCTAGTGTCTCGATATGTGTTATTACCTAGTGCAAGTCCTACAAGATTATGCTGATTTTGTATACCAGAAGCAAAATGATCTAAGAAATTACTATAACTGTAACTAACTACATCTTTGTTTTGTGAGTTATTAGACAAGTTTTTTGGCACTTCGTGATAGGCTGATGTTAGTATTGTATCAACATCATTTGTATCATACTTTATTAAAATATGTTGATGATTTTCTAAATCACTATTAAATTTAATAAACTGCCCAAAATTAATTGTATAGTTTGATACCAGTTTGTTGTTAACATATACTTGCACGGACTGATCACTTGCTACAATAGTATCAAGTTTAAAATTATTTTTGATAGAATATTCGTCAGTTTCAAATTCTTGAATTAATTTTTGTTTTGATTTTGTTTCAACTGATCTCCATTCGTTAAAATAATTTGTTTCTGTTTTTTCAGCAACAGTAGAATAAGGATTATCTAATAAACTTATTTTTCCTCCCATGCCAGGATGTGTATTACAGAAATAATATAATGTGTCAGGAGTTGATGCTGTAGGATTAATTTCGATGTATCTTTTTTTGGCTGTGTTAAAAGAACTAGATTTAAAAACCGTTTCTGTTACTTCAACATTATCAAGATAATATTTTACACCGGTATTATAAACTGTGCCCGAGTTGTGTACTCCGTCGTCTGTTAAACTTATCAATACAGGATGATATGTTTTTGAAAACCCGTTTGAACTAAACGAACTGTCATTTAATAATAATTTATAAGAATTTCCTCTTTGTAAATTTAATGTTTGCTGTTTTATATTTTCTATATAAACTTTGTTAGCAGAAGATGTATAGTCTGGATTAATTACTAGATCATATTCAATTGTATCTTTTAAAATATTTTTATAATCAAATTGTTTATAATACTTGAATCCATTTATACTAGAATCAGTGTTTAAAAAGTTTTCAAATTGGTAGTTACTAACCGAATTATATCCTACATAATAAGGTGCAAATCCTAATACAGAATCAGTGGCGCCTGTGCCTATTTTATAGCCAAATATTTTATTACCAACAAAAGTTGATAATGGATATGTAATTGAATCGTCTAATGACTTGCCGTTACTATCATATAATGCAAACAATGGTGATTGATTTAAAGAAGTTTTCTGTTGTGATACTTGCCATGCATATCCTGTCCAGTAGTATTCTCTGCCGGCGTTCACTGCACCAAGTCTAATAGTCACTAAACTATAATCATCAATAGTAACGCCGGGTACTTTTGTAAGTGTTATAGATGAGCCTACTCCTGACACTTGCCATATTGAACTTGAAACATCAAAGTCGGTACCGGAGATATCCCAACCAACGTCACCGCCTGTTAGTCCTGACGTTGTTGTAATGTCGCCATCATCTTCAACTGGCGTTAAAGGATTATTATCACTGTCATGGTCCCATGGATAACTATCACCATCCCATGGTGTTAGTGTTGTTTCAAAGTTTGAATTAATAAACAATATTTTCATACCATCGCGTAATTCAATATCATCAATTCTATAACTTGCTTCTCCTGTTATATCATCAATTGTGTCTTCTATAGACAACACGTCAACTGTTTGTGTGTGTTTTTCTCCGTAGTTATAAAGTTTTATATCTTTTTTGAATTCGATAATAGGTCTTCTACCTTTTCTGCTAATATCTAATTGAAATATTGAAGGTTGAAATTCAGTTGTGCTATCCCAGTAACCATCGTCCCAACCACTGATAGAACTTGTAACACTATCAAAAGGATGATATACGGTTACTTCTTCTTGAAAGTTTTTATATGCTGTAATAACATCTTTGTGTACCCAACCGTTAGTTCGAGACCATGGATTTTTGTCAGTACAACCTCTTTCAATTGTAATATAGTCAGGATTTTGAATTGAAGGAACAGTATCCCATCTATTTGAATCAAATCCATCTGTTGTTGATGTTGTTCCTTGATCTTCAGCCGGATCCCATGGAAGAAACTCTTCATCTAAAAATAATTCAGTTTCGTCACTGGTTTCAACAAATTCAATACCATTTTTGCTATTAACACCTTCAACAAAATATCTTTTGTTTGCATAACTTGAATTTGAAAGATAGTTTGATGAAAACTCAATTAATAAACCTGATGTGAACGTAATTCCGTTTGGTGATGTATAAATTTTTAAACCAACGATATCATCTGGATCGATTTTATGTAATACAGAAATGTTATCGCCTGCGGATAAAGTTGGACTACTTATAGTTAAATTTAATCCGGTTGATGTATACGTTGAAATCAGTGTTCCGTTAACTTTTACTTCATCGTTACTTGATATAGGATATTCTAATGTGAAATCTTGGCTGTTTGTTGCTGTAAATGTTTCAGTAGTTCCTGAAACAACAACACTCGGAACACCAGTATCTAAACTTGGATACCAATAATAGTTTTCGTAATTTAAAAATTTATCATAATCAATAGGTGGAGAATATGTATAATATTCTTGACCAAACAATCTATTTTGATTATTAATTTTTCCATTTTCATTTACTATGTAATCAAGAGCTTCGTTAAAAAATATAGAATCTGACGTTAGTAGATTGTCAGGATTTTTTAATGCGGCTGTGGTTTCTAATTGATAATTCTTTCTTAAGCTGTTATCTTCGGGCTTGTAATTATCTTTGAAAGGATTATAATATGTGCCGTATTTTCTACCAATCCATTCAGTAACTTTTTCATTGTCGGCTTTTGAAAATGCTTGTTCTACTGTGCCATCAAAAAAGTTTTTCAGTTTTGGATTCTGTAAAAACTCTGGTAACTTTGAACTTACCTTAGCCATTTATTAGTAACTCCCAGTGTCTGTCATTGAAGGGTTTAAATTGTTTCCAGTTAAACCTACTACAATTTCAACATCCTCAACAGATGCCGTTGAAAAGAAAAGTTCATTTGGTTCTGCTCTAATTTGAAAAAGATTACCAAATTTTGATTCACTGTCATTGGGCACAATTACAACAGATGAAATTTGCGACGACAGTTGATTGTGAATGTACGCTGATAATTCTGTAAAAAAGAATGTGTCTCCAAAATCCCAGTTTGCAATATTAAAGTAATCGTTGATTGCATTAACAACACCTGTTTTAATTTGATTATCTGTAAATGTTGCACCTGGTATTTTAACTACTCTAAATGTAGCTTGGTTAGCCACATTAGCAGTTTTACCAAACAACAATTTAAATTTAGCTGGAGAATAAACTATTTGATCTCCTATTGTTTTATATTTTTCAAGTTCTGCTAGTGATTCTTTTAACTCTGTTGCAGTTGGTTGAACAGGTAATTCTGCGGCAGTTTTATTTGCGGCAAACCAGTTCTGTATATTTGTATAATATGATGTTTGTAAAACAATCATTTCAATAATGTTAGATACGCTAGGATCAACTCTTTGTGTTCTTGGTGCTGAATGCTTATACTGAAAATAGAACGGCTCTGATGTTGTTGCTGTTCTTCCAGTATACGCTTTATAAATTGTATTACCAGAAACACCATATCTTTTTGTATATTGAGATGACGTTCCGTTGTTAAGTTTAGTATTATTCAAATAAAACTGTTGATCAGTTGTTAAAAATTCAAGACCCGATCCGGTTAATACATCAACTTGAGAGACCTCTTTGTTAATCTTGTAATATGTATAACCATTGTAATCGCTGTAACTATTAAAGAATACAAAATTAGTATCGTTAATTAAAAGTTCATGACCAATTGGATTGTCTGGCATTCCGTCATCGTCTGAATCATAGTTTGCAATTTTAACTTTTTTAGTATCAACATATCCGTCTTGCTCAACAAATTCTTCGGACAATTCAAATGTTACCGGGTTTGTTAATTTTGTTGTACTTGCTGGGTTTGATAATACGTCTACATCTTTGTTTATATCAAGTATTTTGATTGTATCTTTGATTGCTTTTCCTGTTTGTGTACTAATATTTTTATATTTGTCTACATAGAAAAATCTAACTTCGTTGTCACTTTCAAAAACATATTCTAGTCCTCTAACTGTAAAAACATATTTTGGTGAACTAGCAGTATCAGATGCAGGTATGTATGAAGCTCTTATTAACCAAGAAGCATCTTCACCTAATGAACTGTATCCGCCGTGTGACTGATTATATTTTACTGTAAAATCTGCTGAGGTATCAACAAAGTCTTCACCAATTACATACCATTTATTTGCTGTTGTTGATAAATCTCTGTAATGATATCCTATACCGAAATCTAATCCTGCTTCCATTTGTGCCTGTATTAATGCTTTTTCATCAGTTGACAATGTTGTCCTAAAAGCTGGCAAGACTTTTCTAACTTTTAGGCCAGCTGTTATTTCTTGATCAAGTGTGATTGATCCTGTAGTTTCTGATGATAAAATTGTACCATCATTAGTAACAGAAACAACAGTGGCCCATTTGATTGTAGTAGGGTTGGAATAACTGTCAACAAATTCTAACTTAGCACCAGGTCTAATAAATGCAAGTTTTTCATTTGAACTGTATGGATTATTGAATACTGTAATTAATTGTGCTGAATTTGGTCTACCTGTTGCTAACACCGGGGCGTTACCAATATAGAAAAATCCAACGTTGCTTGATCCTGAAACTGGATAAGGTTGCCACGCAACTTGGTTCACTGATACTTGATCCATTTCAAATTGATCTGAATCATGATCAGTTTCAACTGCTTTTTTGTAAGTATCAAAATAAAAATTCTTTAACTGTGGTTTTTTTAATAAAGGTTCAAGCACACTATTAATAATGTAACTATAACTAGAATTATCTGATATAATTCCAGTTATTTCTTCAGTAGCCAATGTAAAGTTTGGATTCTTATACAAGATTCCATCTTCGCCAAAAACATTTACATTTTTAACAGTACCAGTAGGGTCATTTGTATCAAGATATCTTGAATGACCTATGTGTGTTCTATTAATTGTTTTGATTTTTTGTATTGTTTGTGATTGTGTTAATGGAAAAATTGCATAGTCTTCTGCATTTACCATACGATCTTGTGTATAGAATGCCACCGGTGCATTATTTTTAATATTTGCATTTGTTTCTGTATCAGATGAATTGTTAACAGTATATGTTAATGTTAAACTTAGTGTAGCCTGATACTCTTGACCGTCTTTGTTAAGATAAGTCAATGTAACTTCTTTGTTTTGAATTCTGTTTGCTCTTAATACTTGGCCTTTGCCTTTGCTTCGTCTATACCAAACTCTAATATTTCCTTTGGGTGCATTACCAAAGTTGCCATCTGCAAACAATACTTTTATTTTGTCGTTATTTTCAGACTGTACGTTAAAGATATTTCTTTCAGACAATGCAAGTGAATTGTAGATGGTGTTTTGCCCAAACAACGAAGGAACTTTTTTCCATTTTTCTATTGGGACACCGCCAGATGATACTTTCTGTACCCAAACATCTAAATCGTTAATGTTTGTTTTATCAACAGATAAAACTCTGTTTGGTATTGGGTCGTTATAATATTGGTCTTGGTATTCTAATTCACCTTCTTTAAAATAAACAAAAAACCCAGTGTCAACTGATCCAAAACCTTGGTTGTTGTTTCTATATATTATAGTAAATGCATCTGTTTGGTCTGGAGATCTTTCTTCTAAATAATTAGAAGTATTAATTGATGCTTTTACAATATCAATTTTAGTATTCACTCCGTCGATGCTAACAGAAATAGGTTTAACAACACTGGTGTCTGTTTGTGAGTTAACATTATAAATTTCTGTCGGTACTCCACCAACAACTTTTTTTGATGTTGGATTGCCAAACTGGTTTGTTGAATTAAACATTGAATTACAAATTGTTAACCACTGATCATACCAATCAGCATTTGTAGAATCGTTCCAAGATATTGATGTGTTTGAAAGTTCATTACCATTAGAATCTTCTAATGGTTCACTAGTTAAAATTTTTGTAATTTTTAAAATACCTCTAGCAGGAACATTTCTTTTAGTTCTGTAATTAATTAGTTTTGCTAATCGAATAATTGAGTCTCTTCTTTCAGCAGTATCTAAAAAGTTTTCTCTTGAATTTAAATCTGTTCTAAATGCAATACTTTGGCCTAGATATGCAACAAGATCAATAATAGCAATAAATTCACTGGATTGAATATAATCATTAAAATCTTCAGGATAGTTTACTGAGATGTAGTTAAGCATTGTTGATCTGATTGAATCATAATCATATGCTGTAAAGTTTGCTTGTGAAAATGTTCTGTAAACTGTTTTCCAGTCTTCTGCGGCAAATAAATTATTCTGTCTTACTATTTGACTCATTATAATGTTTCTCTTTCAAAATCCAATTGCATTACTGCTTGTTTATTAAATGGTAAAACGTTAATACTGATATCAATTCTTATACCGTTGCCCAACGAATCTAAACGAATGTCTATTAATTCACATCTTGGATCTTCATTTACAATTCTACTACAATCCTCAATTAAATCTTCTTCTGCACTTTCATCAAGTGGTTCATATAATAGATCCCACACAATTGAACCAAATTCAGGATTCATAACTCTTTCGCCTTTTCTGGTATAAAAGTGATTGATAAGATCTTGTTTTACTACATCAATATCATATAGCATATTACTCTTGTTTCCAGCACTCGTTGAAAACCCTTTATAGATCTGATTAAATCCTGAATCTTCACTACTATTTGCAGTGGAATTAGTCATTTGTGTTGAACCCGAGTATGCCATTTCCTTATCCTTAATAATATTTATTGCTTTGATTAACTGCTAACTTAATTATGCTTGACATCTGCTTATAAATAAGTTACATATTAACATATACTATTTAACCAATGAAAAAATACGACCAATTTACTGCTGAAGATAGAGTTGACGTTTTGCTTAACAATGAAGATATACATTATCTGAATGGAGAATTAACTGAAGAAAATATTGGCAAAGCTATAAAATGGATTATTGCTTGTAACCTAAACAAGAAACCTAAAAGAACTCTAAAATTATATGTGAACACCGTTGGTGGGGACTTATATGAAACTTTTGGATTAATTGATGTTATGCGTAATAGCTATCATCACATATCCACAATAGGAATTGGTGCTGTTATGAGTGCAGGTTTTTTAATTTTTGCTAGTGGAAAGCAAGGCGAAAGATACATTGGTAAAAATACTGGTATTATGAATCATCAACATTCAGATGCAATGGAATCTAAAATGCATGATATGAGATCACAGATGAAAGAAAACGTGAACTGTGAACAACGATCAATGCAAATTCTAAGAGATGCAACTGGATTTCCTCTATCAGAAGTACGTAAAAAGTTTAATAATCCTTCTGATCAATACTTTACGGCAAAACAACTGGTTGACTTAAAGATAGCAGATCATATATTATAACAATATGTCAGCAAATTTAAAAAACTTTGCCAATGGCAAAGAATGGTGGTATATGGAAAAAGAACAAGCTGTTCGTTTATTGGATGTCATTACAGATGTGTACAACAAAAAACTTTCAGACGAATTATGGTATGACGACCATGATGTTTCTTTAAAGATGTATGAAATCAAAGACGAAATCATGCGTTTTCCAGAACTCATATTTAAAAATGCTGGTATCAAAGTAGAAAAATCCAAAAAGTGGATAAAATAGTTGTTGACAAACAGCACATTCTAGTATAATATATAGATATGTTTAACTTAATAAAAAACCTATTTGAAGGAGATACACAAATGGCTAGAACTAAACAGTATGTAGTATACACTAGAGAATTTTCTAAAGGAAGAGTAACCAACAAAGTTGGCGTTTTCCTTGATGAGGCTAAAAATGCTCTAGATAACTCAGGTAACGTCAATGGTGGTGTTATCAAACATAAAAATTTGGCAATGAAAAGATCAACACCAACAACTGATCTAGTGTCAAAAGGTTATGATTTCAATGTAAGAGTAATTGGTACTGGTAACTACGAAGTTGCTAAATCAATTAAAAACTCTGTAATTGACTTACTTGCTGATTCAGGTAAAACTGTAATCAATGCAAATGCATAATAATAAAAAAGTTCAAATGTAATAGTTTATAACTATAATAACAAATGACTAAAACTTGGGCGGTATTGCAAAATATCGCCCTTTTTTTATGGAAAGTTAACATATTAGTTAACTCGATTATTCACAATTTTAAATATTATGGTAAAATTTTTATTTGACTTTGTACAAAGTTTTATAATAATATATTACAAACAAAAGTTAGGAGGTCCTTATTATGGATATTATTAACAAAATAAAAACATGGGCATCGGCACTAGCAGATGTGGGTGTTTCTTTAATAGCACTAGGTATTGTACTTGAAGTGTTATTCAGCGGCCAAGGTATTCCTTTTTGGCCAAACATTTCTGTAATTGGAAATGTACAAGCAATTATATCAGGATTTAGTGATCAAGGATTACTAGGCTTGGTAGCTGTTTGG